CAAACGTGCGAGCGGCAGTGTGATTCTTGGGTCATTCATCGTTGATTGTTTCTCCTACGGGTAGTGGTGTGATGTCGGGGTTGAAGTAGTAGCGGTGGCCTACCTTGATGTAAGGCAGTCGTTCCTCACGGCAGTATCTGCGTACCGTTTGCACGTTGAGGTGCCAGCGTTCCGCGTACTGTTCCACCGTTGCGGTGTAGTCTTTAGCGTTCATAATTAAAAATATACATTATATTGTTCTCGATTGCAAGTGGTGTCGTTGTAATATATAATAAATATGCACACAAAAATAACGTGCGAATAAAAGTCAAATATGGTCAAATAAAGTAAGCGCCTCCCCGAGAGAGTGGAAGAGAGGCGCTGATAGAAAGGTGGAGTATGTCCGATACAAGTATAACACAGAACTCGGGTTTCTCGATGCTGCCGAATTGGGCTGTGGATGATGACCGGTTGTGCGGCTACGACCTGCTGGTGTACATGGCGCTGATACGCCACGCCGACAACACCGGTATCTGCTGGCCGAGCTTGGAGAGGCTGGCGAAGATCGCGCGTTGCTCACAGCCCACGGTATCCAAGAGCCTCAACAGGCTGGAGCAACTGGGGTACATTCGACGGGTCAAGTCCGATGGCAGGGCCAACCGGTATCACGTTTCAGTGTGGAAGACGACCCCAAAACATGGTTATGACCATGCGCCGACCCCAAAACATGGTTATGACCATGCGCCGACCCCAAAACCTGCTTTTGACCCCTCAAAACCTGCTTTTGACCTACCCCAAAACGAGGTTTTGACTAACAATACCCATAAGAACAAAACCCAAGAACAATACTCGCGCGAAGAAGAAAAAATCACAGTCTCCTGCCATTCGGTGGATACGCTCAAGGCGCTCATGGAGTTGTGGCCGAAGAAGTGCAGGGTGTCCAACGAATTTATTCAGTGCTTCAATCAGGCGTTCGATGAGGTTGGTGCCGACGCGCTTATGAGGGCGGCGAAACGCTTCGTGGAGTCCTGCGATGGTACGCCATTGCAGTACGTGCGGACTCTGCCCGTGTGGTTGGCCAACGCGGTTAATTGGAGGGTTCGGAAGCAGGATCAGCGGAGCGAAGCGCAGTTGTCGGATTGGATGGCTCGGAGGCTTCCCGATTCCATGTCCGCGGACGTGGAGACGGTTCTGCGTGCGAGGCGTGCGTATTGGGGTGCCATCGGTGGCGTGGAGGCTCTGGAACGTGAGTTCTTCCCGGACGACGCTAAGAATGGTGGCAATTTGCCACAGAACTAACAATGTGATATAATGTATATATCACACATGGAAAGGATGCATATGAAGATCTACACAAACCGATACCGCGACTTCACACCGGCGCAAGGCATACCGGTACGCATAACCTACGGTTATCCACGATGGCGGCTGCCATACACCATCGCAGCATCAGCGAAAACAGTGACGCCGGGCCGATGGTTCATGGAAGGAACCGACGAAGAATTCACCGAACGGTATCGTTCCATGCTGGACTCGCACGGTGTCGCTCGCATCAGAACGGAACTTGAGACAATATCGCAACTCAACGGCAGCAAAGACATCGTGCTTCTGTGCTTCGACGATGTAAGCAAAGGCTTGTGCCACCGAACGATTTTCGCCCAATGGTGGCAGGAAAAGACAGGTGAAGAAGTCAAGGAATTACAAAAAGGTTTGGAGGCCGACCAAAATGTGCTATTCTGATTACTGTTGCTATTCCGCCCCTAGCTCACCGGATAGAGCGCCTTGTCTCGAACAGGGAGGCACCAAGTTCGACTCTTGGGGGGCGGTCTGATGGCAGGTTTCAACTCACCGTCCATCCTGTTCCTCAACACTTGGGATAAGCCCGAACGTGATTGGAACGGGAATCTGTTTAGGCAGGCGCTCGCGTCAGGGTATACGAGATACGTCGAACTGTACGCAGGAGCCTTCGCCAACTGCATGGTTGCCGTGGAGAACGGATGGAAACCGGAGCAGATCGAAGCGTGCGACGTGTGGGCGTACACAGCAGCGCTCGGATATGCGTACAGCGGGACGCCTCTCACCGAAATGCAGGCAACGGTTGATGGTTCACCACTACCTCTCTCAGGAAACGCTGCGGACGATGCGGCTGCCGTAATCATGGCGCAATATCGTATGCGGCTCAGCAAACACGAAGATGTCGATTACTATCGTGAACTTTTGGCTGATCTTGACATCAACGATTCGGAACACGTCGGACAGCTACGGGAGCGAATCGCGTCGAATATGGTCAGATTGGCGGGTGTGAAATACGAGGCCACTGACCCGATGAAGTACGCGGAACGCATCATGGATGATCCGCACACCATCGTGTTCGCCAATCCTCCTACGTATCCGGGAGCTTATGAAAAGTTCTTCGATACCGGGGGTAGGTTCCAATGGGCGGAACCTGAATACAACGTGTTCAACGCTCCCGTCGATATTCCCAAGCTCTGCAAACTGTTCGATGGATGTAAGGCGCTGCTGATATGCCAACAGCAGCAAACGCCCGGGAACGCCGCGACAGCTAGCCCGGTATACGCTAGGCGCTTGGGGCTGGACAGTGTGATTTACATGAATTCCAACCGTCCGGACGAGGTCAAACGTCTTGTAGGCGGGAATATGGTGACTGTGGCGGCGTCGAAATCGTCGGAAATACCGATACCGATATTGCCCAGAGATCATCGGATTACCGAACGTTCCAAAATCGAGGTCGTACCGTTGCATGATAGCGCGGCCCAAGACTCGTACCTGCAAGTCATGCGGCACAGGATATCGGGAAACGTAAGTTCGATGTGTGTTCTCGTATTAATCGACGGTTACGTGGCCGGGATCATCGGATATGGTTTGCCGAACTTTATGTACACGACTCGATATGCGGTATTGCGTCAAGCGTTCGGTGTATCCCACGAACGGTATCGGCTTACGAAGCTGGTCACGATGATAGCGTTGCGTCGTTCCACGTTCCAGCTCTGCGCTACGCCCAAGTCGCAGCTCATCGTTGATGCGTGCGATCAGCTGGCAACCGTTGAGTACACGCGATACCCAGAGGCGAAGGGGTTGCGCGGCCTGATGAAACTGGATAGACGCGAGCGCAAGAACGGACAGTACCAATTGCAGTATAAGAGCGATTGGCATGAAGAGATCGGCTTAAGGAATATTCTCGGACAGTTCCTAGCCAAGGAGAACAGGAGGAAATAATGTCTGACATCGACACGTCGCAAGAAATGACCATAGCCGACGGTTTGGTAATCAAGTGGGTTGATGTGGTCAATCTCAAGGAACAAGACCTGAACGCGCAGGTCATGGAACCGCGTAAGTTCGACGCTCTGACACAGAACATCAAGCTACGTGGGATGCTGGAGTCATTGCCGTACTGTTCGCAGCCGAACGGAGAAGGGCCGATAAGTATTGTTTCCGGCCATCATCGTACAAGAGCTGCCGCACGTGCCGGTATACAACGTATCCCGGTTATCGTGGACACGAAACCTATGACACGTTCCACCATAACAGCGAAACAGATTGCCGCCAACGAACTCACCGGCCACGCGGATGAAAAGCTGTTGGCTCAACTGGTCACGCAGATGGACAACGTAGACGACTTGTTGCTGAGCGGACTCGATCAGGACAGCCTACCACACGTCGAACCGCAGCAAGTCAACCTGAACGGTTTGAATGTGAAATACGAGTATAAGAACGTGGAGTTTTTGTTTCTGACTCGCGAATACGAGGAACTTGAACAGTTCGTGGATGATTGCAACGCGGATATGCTCGGGTTGGTTCCTATGGAATTGTACGACGAGTTCGTTCATCAGGTGACGTCGTTCGCTTCACGTAATGGAATCAAGAATATGGCTGCTGCGGTTTCCAAGATCATCGAGATAGCAAGGAAAGACGCCGAAGAAGAGTGATTACAGGCCGGGCGAGTCCCGGCCTTTTTTTGTTTGCGTCACAAGACAATATGTGATATAATATATATATCAAGCCAATGGGGCTTGAGCTTATACCCTAGGAGGTAACAATGAACAACAACCTGAAACCCATCGACCAACTGCTCGACAACTGGAAAGCCAACATCGCCGAACAAGTCCCAGTCCTCTACAAGCAGTACAAGGAAAAGCGGAAAGCCATCTGACACGATCCCGAGCTCGACGGCTATGGCAAGCTTGAGGCTCAAGCCAATCTTAGAAGCGCCTATGGCAGGATGGTCGTAGAACATGGATACGACTCCGTTTACGATCCCGTAAAGTTTGCCGCGTTCCTCGACAAGGAAGCCGCCTGCAAGAAGGCCGACATCATCGATCGTTGCAATGACAAGGCCGGAGGCATAGATGAAGTCGAGTGGACTTACATCGGCCCCGATGGAAGAATCAACGGAATCATCTCCGGCCCCAAAGGCCGCTTCTCGATCAAGAGCATTTTCGCGGGAGGATACAACATCCAGTGCCTCCATGTGAGGGTACTAGTCCACAAACTCAAGTAATCACACTCGCCTCGCGGTCGTTGGCCGCGAGGCATCTACACAGTGTCATAGCCATACACATCTGAGTTTGCAACACAATACAACATATGATATACTTAATATATCATCACAATATCGGAAAGGAACAGCAATGGAAAACAACCTCTACACAAAGTTCATGAAAGTCCTCAACGAAGTCCCCAACTTCGTGACCGACGAAACCGCGCAGGCAGGCAAAAAGACCTATAAGTACCTCAACCTCGCCACCATCCTCAAAACCATCAAGCCGGTTTTCGAGAAGCACGGACTGGCATTCAGCCAGCGCGTCACATTCGACAACACGGGAGAAACACGACAGGTAATCGGAACAGTGGAAACCATCATCTTCGATGACAAAGAACAGATGGTGGCCTGCTCCTACCCGTTCTTCGTGACCGGCGACCCGCAGCAGGTCGGCAGCGCGATCACCTACGCCCGACGCTACAGCCTCTACGCGGTGTTGGGCATCTTCCCCGACAAGGACGACGATGGCGCGTATGCGAAACAGCGTTACGATACCGCCGACCGTCCCATAAGCGCGGAACAGTACGCCGAACTGGTCAAGGCGATGGACTCCCACAACATCCCAGTCGAGGCGCGTGGCGAGTTCATTAGCGGCACTCTGAACCGTCAGGTCAGGGGATGGCGTGGACTCACGCAAACCGACCTGAACAGTCTGATGAACGCCGTCAACCAAATGTGAGCGGCATTCAGCGTTGACACGCCTCGACATATCAATCACATCAGCAAACGAAATGGAGTATCTGAAATGTATGATGAAAACACTTTCGCAGCGGCATATCGTTCCGATCTGCGGGATGAAATCGTCGAAACCCTCAAGGATTATGCGGACGGCATTACGCCAACCAAGCAATGGTGCTGGGATCAGTATGACGACGTTGAACTTCCAGTTACCGGCAACGATAACGGTTCATGGACGTGCAACGCCAGCAAGAGTTCCGAGTATATGCAGAGCGTCATGTTCTCGGATGATTGGGATAGGTTCGTCGCCAGCGATTACGCGCACGATGCACCCCTTGATAATCCCGAGGTGCTTGAGGTTTTCTACCGTACTTGGCTGTTTTCCGAAGAGTTTGGCAATGCGGTTTCCGAACTGCTTGCGGAGTAGCGTATGCGCTGACTTGTTCCGGGCTTAGGCTGATTGCCTAACTCCACCACATTATGATATAATATATATATCAGGCATCTAAAGGAAGGATAAAACAAAAATGATTAGGCTTATCGACAACAACAAGGCAGTGGAAATCAGTATCCGCGAGTGGGACGAGGAGACCTCGCAGTACGGCCCCGACTGGTCAGCCGACTTCTTCGAGGTCGGAAAACCGTCGATGTACCGGATCTCGCCTACATCGTGGAAGACGTCGATTACTGCATCGAGCAGGCGAACGACATGGTGGCCGGTGCCGGTGACTTCGCGGAAGACGGCCCGCAGCCGAACCAGTTTGTTGACGTGACGGAACTCGACCGGAACGCATACCCGAAGCTGTGAAATCAGTCTTTACAAGACTGCTGGCCACCACTCAAAAAGGAACTGGAGGATCTGAAATGAATCAACAGAAGAACAACCACGACAGCAAACCTGAAGCAACGAAGCCGAACTACACGCTCCGCCGTCTGAAGTTCGCAGCCGCCATCATCGGATTCGTGAGCAGCATGACCCTGCTGTTCACGTGGCGGACGGCGGACTCGCAGACGGCCACCGTCCTTGTGAGCGTCATCTACCTGTTGACCGGCCTATGGCTGATCGTGCGGTTCGCCCCACGCGACTAAAAGACTTACCGCCAGCCGACAGTCCAACAAAACAAACCATTGGGATGTTTTCGCGGACATCCACGTTCACTCATGCCGGCTGGCGGGGACATATAACTGAATATCGATTATTATCCACGCGCCGACCACATCTTGCTTTACATACACTGTCGGCGCACTCGGTTGGGCGGGACTCGTCACCCGCCCACACCAAACCGAAAGGACAACCACAATGAAGATCATCAATGTATCGCAGGCCACCGAAACCGAGGCATGGCTCGACGAACGCATGGGCCGTATCACCGGCACTAAAAGCGGCGGACTCGCATTGGAACACTACGCACAGACCGACGTGGAAAAACTCGTGGAATACCGAGACAAGGCGTTGGAACAGGCGAAGAAGGCGAAGACGCCAGAGAAGGCTAACGAGTACTACGCCAAAGCTCAGGGGTATGACATCAGAATCACCGAGGCGGAAGCCAAGAACAAGCGGCTCAAGGTCGGTGTGGAGTTCTGGAAGTTCCTCGCGGAACTGTGGGCCGAACCAGCGGATGGTGAACCGCCGATGGAACGCGGCCATCGTCTCGAACCCGAAAACATCCAGATCACGCTCAAAACGCTCGGCTTCAACCCCGGCGATTGCGTAACCGACTGCGGTATCTGGGAGAGCGACGACGATGACCGTATCGCTTGCAGTCCAGACGCCTACGAGGACAGCGAGAAGCCGACGTGGGCCATCGAATGCAAGTCGCTCGGCTCCGCCTACCATTTGCAGACCGTCGTACCGTGGATGATGCATACCGACGCCATGCGATCCCATATCGCCAACCTGAAACCAGAACTGGTCGATGTCATCGAACAGGTATTGCCCGAGTACACGCTCGACAGCAAGGCGACCGGCTTCGACTTCATCCCCGACCAGTACAAGTCGCAAGTGCTCCAATACTTCGTCGTATGCGACTCGCTGGAAGTCCTGTTCTTCTCGATGTTCGACCCGCGCGTGGTCGGAGAAGCCAACCATCAGGTCATCCCCGTGTACCGCAAGGACATCACCGAACAGATCGAAGAGCATAAGAGTCGCCAGTTGGACACGCTCCATATCTCCGATGTGCTGGCCGACGCTATGGGAGTGACGTTCTGATGAAGACCACTGCAATCTTAGAAAGCCATGACATGTTCGTCCTGTTTGAAAGTTGCCCAACGTGCAACTGGCAGGACGCCGGTTATCTAGTGGGATGCCGCGTGTACGCCCAGAAGATGGGACGTAGGCTCCGTATCGTACCGTCTGGGAGTCCCACAGCCAGAGCGATACGCACCATCGCCAAAGCCCAAGGCGTAGGCGTGCGTTATCCGATTATCTTGCTGGACGGATTGATCTACATCACGCCGAAAGACATCAACCTAGCCGATTATGTGGCGGACAACGACGAAACCAAAAAAAAGGAGGCTGCTGATGAAGCCTGACACTTTAACCACCGATGTGCTGGAACTGTTCGACCGTAACCATATCACCGTGAACTCGCTACGCAGGTTCGTAGTGGAAAGCGTTGCCGACTTCCTCGGGGACGACAAACACGACAAAACATGCGGCAAACTTTTCGACCGTTGGTACAAGAAAGTCCGCCGCTCCATCTGGATTGGTGCCGCGCAATACGCCTTGGAACAACACGGGTTCAACTACAAGGAAACCAACAATGAAGCGAAGCGACTCTACAAGGAACTGTACACGGATTACGACAAGAGGTATGGCTGCTGGCGTCGCAACGAGGAAAGGAAGACCGATGAAGACTAATTGGTGGACTGCCGTGCTTTCCGCTGGAATCACGGCTGGATACGCGACTACCGTGGTGCAGCTCTCTCCCGGCCCCGGCTACGTGTTCTCAGCGTTCCGCCGCAAGCTGACCGTAAAGACCGAGAATCTTCCCAGTTCGCTGCCAAAGTGGGCGAAGGATTACGTGGATAGTCTCGGTGATCTCGCGTATTGCGGCTGGTGTCTCAGCCCGTGGGTGTCGCTTCCGGTGTGGGCGATGGCAGCCAAGATCAACCGGATACGGTTCGGTGTCAAGTGGGTGGCTGGGTGGATGGTGGCTGCGAGTGTGGCCGCGTTCCTCCGCCACTCCGCTGAAACGGCAGTGGCGTAATGTTCAGCGAACAACAGGTGCATGTGCTGCTGATTCTTTGGATGGCGAAACGTCCGCTTACCCACGAGGAAATCGAACGCATGGCGGTCTTGGCGAAGTATGACGACACGCCGCAGGGATTGAGGTCGCGCATGATCGAGCTTGAGCGTTCCGGTCATGTGTGCCGTGTCGATAGGGAGGGTGTGAACAGTCGGCATCGCCATTGCTGGCGGTTCGCTCTGACCGACGACGGGCGCGAAGCCATTAGTGAGCTGTTTGGCGAAACACAAACAATGTGATATAATATATATATCACATAGGGAGGTGAAACATGCGTAAGCAAAACAAGATCAAGACAGTGATCAACGGTCAAGAAGTCACCGTGGAACAGGACAGTCAGACCGGCCAGTTCTTCACACGGCAGAACGTCGGCAACATCCCCATTGACTACGCGACCATCAGCGACCGCGTGACCATCGGACAGTGCATCAAATACTGGAGGATACGCCACGGATACTCACAGGCGGAACTAGCCGAACGAATCGGCGTCGCCAGTCCAAACGTGGTCGCCATGTGGGAAAACGGACGCCGCAAACCACAAAAACAATACCGGATGCGATTGTCCGAGCAACTCGGCTATGACATTCTGACCAAAGACTAGAAGATAGTCTAAAAACCTGCACGATCAGTCCAATCATCATCACACCAAAGGAGCAACAATGGAAAACGACACCGTACACTACCTGACCTCAATCATCAACCTCCTCCTGAAGAAACCGGAACTCCAACGAATCATCGACAACCAAGGACTCGGGCAGGAACTCACGTTCGGACAGATAGGCTTCAAAGACTATGAAGCGTTCCTACGAGTCTACGAAATCCTGAACAGTATCGAGGGAGTGGAAACCACACCCATACGCGAATCAGAATTCGTGAATACGGAACAATACTCGTTCCGTCTGGTCGCTCCGGTTAATCTGTGGTTCTTCCATTGCACGGGAGTATTCCATTGAGCAAGACCGATCCTGACATCGAAACCCGTATGAAGGTGTTCAACCGTGACCACGGCAGATGCTTCATCTGCGGAAGAACGTTAAGCGCCTCCGCGTTCAACCTGCACCACAGGCGTATGCGCTCCCACGCTTGGGAAGGGCTGAACCTCCCCAGCAACCTGATTACCGTATGCGGGTCGGGAACAATGGGATGCCACGGGCGTATCCACGCTCATCCAAAGGAATCGTATGAGAACGGTTGGCTCGTCAGCGCCTACAACGATCACCCAGAAACCGTTCCCGTACTAAGCGAATACCGGAACCGTGAGTATCTGCTGAACAACTAAAAAAAAGAACTAGCCCGGCATCAGTCATCAAGACCAGTGCCGGGCTAATTCATTCGGTCATCACACCATAGCTCGAAAGAAGCAACACCAGTCTACCACTCGGAAACAACAGTGTAGACGTGGATCACGCTTCCTCACGCCACCCCTGCGGATAAGCGTCTGGAGTCCACACACAACCGTCCATCAAGCACGTATAGTGCTTGCCATTGTAAGTGATTTTGTCTCCAACATGATAGGCGTCGTGCGCTCCGGTCGGCTGCTTGTATTCCGGCCACTCGTCTGCTGGCCCCTCGGGTTTGGTCGATGAGCCGGTTTCCAGCTTGCTTAAACGTTCCTCGACGGTCGTCTCCCATTCCTCAATGGCCTTCACCCGGTCTGCCAACGGGGCGTAGGAATCGTCGGGGTTGGCGTTCGTCTGGGCTTGTTCGAGAAGCTGCTTCATTTCCTCCTCGGTGAGTTCGCCCATCGCATACAAGGTCTTGATACGCTGGGTGAGGTCAATGAGATTGTAGCCTCTGGCGTTGATGATGGTCTGCACAGTTTCAAACATGTCGAAATCTCCTTACTGATTGTTTTCCAAAGACTCGACGCGAGTTTCCAAGGCTTGCACTCGCGTTTGCATGACAGCAAGCTTATTCAATTTCGCTTCCAACGTGGCGACGCGGTTGACGAGAGCTTTATATTCGGACTCTTTCACAAGTCTATCCCATGTCGAATTAGTAAGCCCCACCCAACCCTGTCGAACAAATATGGACGCGCCCGCCCCGTCTGTGTAGGCTAAAATACATTGGATATGGGGATAATACATTGGATATGGGGATTCCCGTAGCTTGCGTCCAACAAACTGCCGCCGACTATTCGCAAACCACTCGGCATGTTTTTCCAGTTCCTGTCTATTTTATAGATTCGGTTTTTGGTTAGATTGTTGGCGTCCGCGTCATCCCCTGACAGTGATATAGCATTTATAAAATTTCCGTCAATCATTCCCAACGGATTACCGCTAGTACCGTCTCCGGTCAGCGTGTCGTCATGTTCGACCGATGCCTGTTCTCCCTTGTCACCACGGGGAATGGTGAAGTTCGCCGTGTACTTCGCCCCAGTCTTGGTGATGTCCACCGCCGCATCGGTGCCGGGCTCACCCGTCGTGACCGACCCCACCGTGAGACCGAAACCGTCCACGGCCTGTTGAGCCGCTGTGGCCGAATCGGCTGCATTGGTCTCGGAAGTCTTCGCGGCGGAAGCCGAGGACGCGGCGTTCGTCTCCGAGGCCTTCGCGGCGGAAGCGGACGACGAAGCATCCGAAGCACTCTGTGCAGCAGCTTGAGCATTCCCACCGGCAGCACTCGCACTACCAGCCGCAGCGGATTGCGAAGCCGACCGTGCGGCGTCTTCCGCCTGACTGACAGAACCCGAAACGGACGCGACAATATTAGCCGCCTGTTCGGCGCTTGACGCGGCGTTACGTTCACTCTCAGCCGCATTAGTCTCGCTCTGCTTCGCTGCTGTGGCGGACTGCGAGGCTTGCATGGCACTATTGGAGGCGTTACGTTCACTGGTTTGCGCCGCACTAGCTGAAGCAGCCGCCTGCTGTTCACTGTTCGCAGCGGCATCAGCGGAACCACGCGCAACCGTCACACTCTCATTAATGGATGCCTCGGCCTTACCGATGCTATCCACAGCGTCACTAGCAGTCTTGTTAATGCTTCCGATAGCCGTATCAGCCGTATCCTGAACCGTGCCGATGATCTTGTCGATACGGGTCTGCTGACCGTCCTCAGGGTCGAAAACACCCGACACTGCGGGTTCGACCAGAAACACGACATTCCGCGAATACGTTTCGCCATTACCATCGATGAAAGAGAGATTGCATCCGACCCGTCCCACACTCAAGACTCCCACGGGAATCGTGAAGTCCCGAGCACCGTCAGACTCGACACCGGTCACGTAATCACCATACTGGTCGTCAGAGCGCGGTGGATAATACAGGCGAGCGCCGGTAAACCCAGTGACCTTCTGCCCGTGATCCATCGGAACGAAACGAATGATCTTACCGTTATCGTCCGCCTGATTGACCACAATGTACGGGAGTTACTGACTGATATCGTTAATCTTGACGGTGACGGTACGGAACAAGTCGGATGCAATTGTCATTTATTTACCTCACTTGGAGATGCCTGCGTAATGGACACCGAACATGCCGGCAACACCTGAACCGACCAGAGCGCAAGCGCCACCCATTACAGCCACCCATGACGGCATGTCCGGCACGGCGCTCACGAAACTCAGCACCGCGCCAGCGATACCGACCAGACCGGAAACCAGATACGCCCACTTGCGAGTCGCCGCGTTGAATGTCGGCACGTAGTTATCGTTACCGTCCGGCACTTCATTAGTGATCGCCGTTTCAGTGGTCGGCTCACCCGGAGTGCTGTTATCAGCCAACATTGCTTCTTCGATACTCATTGGCTTGTCCTTTCAGTTGAAGATGCGGCCCTCATTGAGTCGCCTCTGAAATTCCTTGACCGCCTGAGACGGAGCCGGGTCGATGACCCCATTCCCACTATACCCGTTCATTTCGATCAAGAAGTGACGAATGAAGTCAGGCCCGGCGTTGCGTGGACGGTCGGTGATGCCGAAATGCTTCGATGCCCACTCGACCCAGTCACTGCCGCCGGTACCCCACTGGGCCGCGTAGATGTTCGCGTTCGCGTCGCACTTGATCTGGCCGGACATGATGCCATCGGGGGTGGTTCCTGCGATCTCCTGAGCACGCTTCATGGTGAGCGGCCCCCAAGAGCCGTCCACTTCGAGCTTCGTTGTGCCGGATGTGGCGGGCTGGGTCGGCACAGGGTTGGCGGGAGCGGTCAGGCCACGCGCCAGTTTGTCCAAACGGTCGAGATCATAAGTGCCGGGGCACTGAGTGCTGGAACAGTCACGGTGCCGGATAAGCGGCAAGTCTCCGTACATGGCGCGGAGATCACGAATCAGCTCGGCAATCGTCGCGTAATCACCATCCGACTGGCGCGGGTTGCACTCGATGCCGATACCCTTGTCGTTGCCCTTGCTGCCGACGCCCACGCCGTCGCCCGCATGCCACGCTCGATCGTCCGGGTCAACGATGCAGGCCACGCGACCGGCTTCAGCGATGTAGTGTGCGGACGCGCCACGTTTGGGGTTGCACAGAGTGTTGATAACAGCTTCGAACATGGGATGATTGCTCGGGTCGTCCCACCAGTGGATGACGATGTAGTGGATGCCGTAAGGGCGTCCGCTAGTGTAGTTGGGACTGTTATAGGTGGTGATGTCCTGATAGGTCATTGTTTTCCCTTTCAGAAGGTCAGCGCGTACCAAACCGTGATGAAAAGCGTGAGAAGATTGGCGGCGTTGATGATGATAGTGTAGGCTCCCAGCACGATAACGCCGACCAGTACGATTGCTAGGAGTATCAATGCTGTGAGTTCGGTTCGGCGCATGGTTCCAGTTTATCAACCTTGCCGGTAATGCGCATAGTGACAGTCAGTTATCGCCTGCTAACTCTTCAAGTGATGCGATACGGTTGCGTAGATCATCGGGCAACGACGGTTTAGGATGATTCTCCAAAAATTCAGGCTCGATGATCTCGCAGAATTGTGACAACCAGTGGCCCAGCGCGCGAATATAACCAGTTTCAAGATCAATCGTGTACTGCATCTCATCACGGTGCTTGATTAAAGCGCTTATTTTCTGGTCTTGCGCGTCAATCTGCCGTTTCATGTCTCCCTGCGCTGAGACTAACGCCTGATATGCGCTGGTGAGGTCTGACCTACGGTTGGCTAGCCATGTTATGATGCCTCCGAGTGCCACGCCGCCTACGCCGATGATTGCAGTGAAAATATCAGCCATAGTCTCTATTTTAGACAGTGACGATAATACGAATTATCGCAGTTCCATGATCAACATTTCTCCCGGAGTTCGCATGGACGAATTACCGGACACCAGTGCGTTGGCGGAAACGTATGCGTCGCTGGAATTCACGAGAAGTGCAGAAGTCATCTGAATACCAGAAAAACCCGAGCCACTTGTTGAGCTTTCCGCACTACCGGGGCCTATCACGTTGATGCCTGAAGTATCAATACCAATACTCACCCACTGGTTTACCGTGACAGTCTGAAGCTGGACGCGAGCGATGAGTAGATACAGTCCGCGTTTCAACGTGATTGCCTGACCCTTTCCGGTCGTGCGTATGCTCGCTCCGAGAGTGTTGCCAACAATCGTCTGATTCATGTACGTGGTCGCATTATTGTTCAGGTTGAGACTGTTGTCACTCCTGCGAAAATTCGTCTTCACATAGCGTGGAACGTCCAACCCCCATGTATCGTTGTTCATGACATAATGAGTATTATCGGCAATCGTAATAGCCTTCTGCCCGTCCATCGCGGCAATAGTGTTAAGCTGATTAAGATCACGCGCCATCAGAACCGCGTTATTACGAATGATCGGAGCCACGTCAGACGCGACACCGGCGTTAACCTCGGCAATCACCAGCCCATTGATATTCGAGTCAGAAGTGCCAGCGGTGAACACTTCGAGTTTGCCGCGTGGAGTCGTACCGTGCGACTGTGACGGGTCTTCTACCGTAACCGCGATCTTGTAATTGTTGGTGGAGTCCGCGAGTTGCACTGTCGTATTGGTGGTGATGGCGTAAGTGTACGCGCCGAGACCATCCCACGGGCTGATGGTACCGCAATGAGGTTTCACCGTAACCGTCAGACCACTCACCGTGACCAGAGGACTCGGAGAACCGTAACGAATACCAGACAACCCGTTGAACGCGGTACCATCCGATGGTACCAATAGAGGATTAATGGCGTGTCTGTAATCGTTCGCCGTATACTCCGGTGAACCGTTCAGCGCGGTAAGCGGGTGCATGATGATAGCCATAATCAATCCTCCGAATCGTCTACACTCATTTTATCCGTGCTAGAGGATAGTTCGTCAACCTTAGCCTTGAGTGTGTCCACTTCATCCGCCACCTGCTGGGCGAGTCGTAGCGAAGCCACTCCGAGCATGGGGTAGTTGATGCCCGTCAGATTGCCGTCTTCATCGTATTCGCAGAAGAAACCTAAACCGTTTTCATCCAAATCGTCGGCTATCATACCGACCATCGGTTGTGCATCATCAAGATTCAGGTTTTTGTCATCCTTCATCCGGTAGATGCACCATTTCACTTTGCGGAGCGCGTCAACCGGAATGTAATCGTCTGCGTCAACGATATCGGTTTTCACTGCACGAATAGATTGCGACGTGCCCATAGTGCCATCGGACAACACCCACACCGCGCGCCACGGGCCGACAGTAAACACATTATTATAAGCGTTGGCGATACCCGTGCCACCACGATTGGGAGCCAATACTCCCCAGTTCCACGTCTGAGTTTTAACGTCAATCTCGGAACGGGTGTAACTGTTGCGGGTGATGCTTTCCTGCACACGCTGGTCAAGATTATTCGTCAACGTCTGCACTTCCTTATACATTGCCGTGATTTGGTCTACCATCGGTTTGACGCTGTTGACGATGCTCGGCGGCAGCTCCTGTAACTGGCGTTTAATGTCCGAGAACTGGCGGGCTGTAGCATCCGCGCTATCTAGACTGAACTTGAATTTGCTCGGCATTATCGTCCTCCTGCTGCAACGTCGGGGTGATAGTCCACGACTGACTGAAATCAATCTCATAGCCGATGATACGGGCGACACTGTGATTATGGCCGGGGAAATGCTCGGAGTCTTCCTCCACAGTCCATGCGATGAGGTCGCCCGGCTTCCACTCTTCATACACCATCGGAGCGGAAAGCAGACTCAAGCCCATTGTAATGGTCTGGGTACCGTTCTGCATCTGCAACAACGAGGACTTGGCGTGTTCGTTCAGCGTACTCTTGTTCTTGATGTTGGTTGACGGTTGGAACACATATTCGAGTCGAGGCCGGTGGGGCTGGTCTGCTATCATCCAATCGGACTGGGGACGGTCTCCCGCGTCAGCCGTACTCACCGCCATGACCGCGTTAGCACCATACCCGTTAGTGTAATCCTCCAACAGGCTGAACGTGGTCATGACGCTTTCATCGAACGTGGTGCTTGGCGTGGTGGAACCGATACGGTCGGCTACCGTCATTACCGGTTCATAATGACCGTCGTTGATTGCCCGCCATGATGTACACCATTCCGGCCCGTTCAACACGTTTGCAAGCTCCTGTAATACGCTTAACAGTGTTTTGTCGCTTTCCTCCTCATACGTGCGGTCACGTTTGATGCTACTTGGTGACGCTTCGACAACAAGATTGAAACGATGGTTCGCAAGCGTGGTGGTCACGAGGTCTTCCACTATCTCGCACTGGTCACGATTCGTGTACGTGTGATCCTGCACGTACACGTTGTCGAGATAGTGTTCGACGGTTGCCAATGTCAACGATAATCCGTCTCCACGCATGACTCGTTCTCGTTTGACAACGATACCGCCCCACAGTACGGTGGAATCGCGTACTAGGAGTATGGCAGCCTGATACGGTGTGGTGGCTTCGTCCCAATTGCGGGGAGCGTTGCGCCACGGGAGCGTGGCTGTTTCACTGGTTGTTTCCTCGAAACGGTACGTCAAGTGAGTCAGTTGAAGGTCTGGGAGTTCCGCTATCACCGTACCGTCATCCAACGTGACGGCCAAGAACTGCAAGCCGGAACGCTGCCACAATACACGATCCGTGCCCGAGGATAGGCCGTTCGCCTGCGGCAACCTGTTAGCAAGTAATGGCATCCGACGCCTCCTTAGATGTAAGCCGGGTTGAACGTGACCGTCATACGAGCGTTATCCGATGGTTCTTCGGCGCTGAACATCCAGATATTCTCTCCGATTTCCGCGTAGCTCCATTCGCGTCGGATCACACTGCCACGTGCCGGGTCTGTGCCATCGATAAGAATCTCATGTGTGGCACCGTTGATAAGAATGTAATGGCCCTCGCCCAAACTGAGGTCGAACGCCATGATATGGCCGCTCGGATTATGCTCCACCTGCGGGTTGACCACAGGCCCATCGATACGGATAGTCACCGGACTTGGAGCGCTACCCGTGTTCGTGAGGCGCACGCTACCTGACACGGTTGTTTCAGACCATACCCACGTTGACCCCGTGCCGGTTTTGATATCCTCGAAGCGATAGGGGAATGTCATACCGCCCTGACTGTTTGGCAGATCAGTATTCCCAGTCACTGACTGCGTATCGTACAGATACGAGTCCAAAGCGGTCAAACCGATGCTGAATTTAAGAATGTTGACGCCGGCCCATTCCACCAATGGCGCGGAAGACGATTGCATGACCTGCACCTGACGGCTGATGTTCCCCAGTTGCACTACAAGCGACTGGCTGGTGATGTTGAACGAGCGTTTGAACGCATCCCAAGCGTTGATACAGTTTTCCGTGCATTTGCCGATGATATGACCATCAACACTGATCGAACGGCCATGAGCCACGGGTATATTGCTAAACCAGCCATCCGACCATGCTTTATCTTTGGTCTGCAAGGTCGAGCCAACACCGTCGAACAGTCCCGAAACGTTCTGAAATGTTACATGCCACTCGCACCCATACGAATCAGTCCCATACAATGGGAACCCGTTCAGGGTCAGACGAACGTCGCGCGGGTCAAGGGTAAAGATAGCCATACCCTTAGTCTACCCGCGCGGTTTGTCACACGTAATGGAAATTGATCACACGCACGGTTTCCCGAGCTGCCGCGTTCGGGTCAAGAGCGTTGACCGTGATAGGCGCGTTCACGCGCGGGCCACTATTCGTGTTCATTGGCACAGGGTTGGACATGACAGGCATTGGCGTCACAATGGACGACGGTAGAAGCGAGTCCACCATGTCTTCCACCGGACGGGTGGCCGCACGCTCGTTCTCCGATACGCCACGGCCAAGACCAGCCGGAATCATCCGACCGATTTCACGGTCGAACACCTTCGACGGGGAGTGGATGCCCAGTATGTTTTTGGCAGCGTCGATAACGTTGCTGACCGCATCCTTGACCGCTGAAATGGCTCCGCCGATGGCGTTCTTGATGCCGTTAATCAAACCTTGAATAATGTTCTGGCCAGCGCTGAGAAGCCATGATCCGGCTCCGCTGAACACGCCCATGATACGGCTCGGAATACTGGTGATGAAGCTCATCATGGAGCTAACGCCACTGCTGACAGCGCTTGTGATGCCGTTCCACGCGGCGCTCACAGCTCCCCTGATACCGTTCCACACACTGCTGAAAATACCGCTGATGCCGTTCAACACGCTTGAAATGACGCTCGACACTGCATTGATGGCACTAGAAACGATACTTTTGATACCGTTCCAAACACTGGAAGCGATATTCTTGATTCCTTCCCATACTCCAGACCAGTCGCCGTTAATCGCGGCCAATACTGTGGTGATTATCGCGTTGATAACGTCCATGACGGACGTGATAACCGTTTGGATGTAAGGGAAAACCGCGTTAATGACACTCTGAATCGTTGAACCCCAGATTTGGAACACTGATTGGATGGCGGGTAGCACGGCCTGAATCAACGTAGCGATGTTATTGATCACAGGGGTTACGGCTGTGGCGATGACGCTCATGGTCTGCATGATGTTGCTCACTATGGTAGACAACACGGGTGCAATGGTCTGAATCGCGGCCATGATGACAGGCATAACGGCATTGTTGAGATTCTGCAAGGCACTCATAAGCGGTTGGAGTGCCGGAAGCACCATCTGAATCGACGAGGCGATGTTATTGATAACAGGAGTTACGGAAGCCGCGATAACACTCATAGTTTGCACGATGTCGCTCACTACGGTAGCCAACACTGGTGCAATGTTCAGGATGATAGGCATGATGGCATTGCCGACATTCTGTAAGGAACTCATAAGCGGTTTCAACGCCGGGAGCAACTGCGATTGCACGATTCCAACGACTGGTTGGAACGCTGTCTGGAACGTTGTGCCGATTTGTGAGAGAATCGGGCCGATGGTCTGCACCAGTCCGGTAAACACGCCACTAAGCCCGCTGATTCTCTCCGCCACGAAGCTCATACTATCGGTTAACGGCTTTTTGAACTGGTCAAGAATCGTCGTACCAACGCCGACAATGGACGCTTCAAGGTTGCCCATAGCGCCTTCGATAGTGCTGGTGCTGGTCGCAGCCTCCTTCGCGGCGTCCGTCATACCCAAGTCCATTATGGCTTGATTGAACTCATCCGCGGTGATCTCGCCATCGGCCATAGCGTCGCGGAAGTCGCCAGTGTACGCACCGTTCTTCAGCATCGCTTCCTGAAGTTTTCCGGACGCGCCGGGGATGGCGTCGGCCAACTGGTTCCAGTTCTCAGTGGTCAGCTTGCCCGCGCCAGCGGTCTGTGTAAGCACCATACCGACCGAGCTGAAAGTTTCCGCGTTGCCACCGGCTACAGCGTTCAGATTACCAGCCGCCTCGGCTAGTTTGTCGAAGCCCTGTACGCCGTTCGCGGCAAGCTGGGCGGTCACGTTGCGAATATCACTGATGGAATACACGGTCTGGTCTGCGTATGTCTGAGTGCTTGCAGTAAGCGCGTCAATAGCACCGGTATCCAGACCGGCAAAGTTCAGCGTGCTTTTGAACTTGTCCGCCGAATCGGATGCTTCCACGATATCGCCGGTAAGGTCGCTAATCGCGTCAACCGCCTTACTGATACCAGAGGATACGAGACCACCAACGGCACCGGCGACGGCACCGAACTTTCCGAACCCGCTGGAAGACTTGCTAGCCGACTTGTCAACGTTACTCAACGCTCCATCAGCTTGCCGCGCCGACGTTTCGATCTGACTGCTGCCAGATTCGATATCCTTGACTCCAGCGTTCCAGTCGCTGGTGTTGATCTCGGCGTCTAGGGTCAGTGTCGAGTCTGCCATCACAAGTCCTTCATAAAATTATTGATGATGCTGGTTATCCTCTGGTCGCCATGCTTCGAGAACGCGGAGGCGATGCAATTGAACGTCATCTGGTATTGTTCAGCCAGACGCCGCCGTCTGATACGGCGTCCCTCCCGAAGCAGTCGCATCATAAGGTCTGGGTCAACCTTGTTTTCCAACACGTCGCGGATAGCCTGCCACCCATACACGTCACCCAATTCAGCGAGGATATTAACGCTCGGAAGCGGTTTGCGGGACGCCTCCTTATGCTTGTAATCCTTCATCGCCTCCCGTTCGGCGGGAGTGAGCAGACTATCCCACGACTTCATTTATTCGCCCTTGATGTCAACGGTGATGTTTTTAGCCATAAGCCCGCATAACGCGCTCATGGCACGCTGGTAGGCGAGGTCGCTACGTTCCCGCGTCTGCGCCTTCCACTCGGAGAATTTATCTGCTGGACTCATAAGCGATTCGACCAGTGGGAAGATAATTTTTTTGGCGGTTTCCAAAGTCTCACGGTTCGCAACGCCAGCGCTCAGCTTGTCGATAGTCTCAGCATTATCCAATATGGTGAGCGTATCCTTCGAGCCGAGCGGACGCATAGTGTACACGGTGCCGTCAAGCTTCACGGTGAGGGTACGGAACGCTTCTCGGGTGTCGATGCTCAAAACCGGGGTAGTCATTCTTGCTCCAATCGGGTGGTATCATGAATCATGTTGCTTTTCTCGGAACCTTTCCCTCCTGCGCCCGCCACCACAATTCTGGTAGCGGGCGTTACTTATGCTCAATTCTTGACGTTGAAGTTAACCACGGTCTGCACACTACCATCCTTGAACGTGACGGTACCCGTACCGGCCTGCTTCAACTGGATATCCCAAGTGCCATCCCCGTTGTCCGTGGCGGAAGCCTTCCCGGTGTCGGCTACCGTGGCGGTGATGCTGCCAGTCGCACCATTCGGGGAGGCCACCACATTCACAGTCACATGATCGCCGACACTGCCGGAAATGTTCGTCGGTGACGCGGTAAGCGCTGTGACCTGAACATTATCCGTCTTGATAGTGCCGGAATCTTCGTCGTAATACGACGGGTTATCAAGATCAAGCTCGCCCATGACCACGGCACCGTTCGCACCGGAGGTCATCGAACCGGAAAGCGTGACCACAAACGGGTCGGACAGACTTACCTTGAACTCGCCGCCAGCACTGATTAGCGCCTGCGGAATACGGAAGTCCTGCGCCGACGAATGACCATCACACACGTTATGAATGATGATGTCCCTCGGGGTGTTGGAAACGCATTCGTTGCCACCGAAACGCACCTGACCAGTCTCGGACATCGAACCGGAGATAACACGCTTGAACTTCGCATTATGATACAGTTCGGGAAACAGCATACCGAGGAATCGAACGCTCGGACAAATAATGTTCAGCTCGAAACTCATTTCATCATAGGAACCGTTCGGCACGTTGATGGTGCCGGACTGCGAAGCAACCTCAGTCGTGCCGGGAGTCAGTGTAATGGTGCCAACTTCATCCTGCACGAAGTCGGGACTAATCACAAAATCATCAATATATACGGTCTTTTTGCCAATCAGAGGGTAGGAGGCCATTTTAGTGTCCTTTCGTCGGGCGGGACTGCACACGCGCGACTAATGGACGGTTCCTATTCTACCGTTTCGGGCGAGAGTTTGTAATCCACGTTGAACCGGATGCTTTTCACCCACCGGCCTTCCCCGTCGATGGCGTCCATATCGATGGCGGTCGCCGGATGCACGCGGATTGATACAAAGTCAATATCAGCGATGGGGTTGCAAGTCAGGCGGCAATACTCATGCAGACGATTATTGATGAAGTGCAGGAGCCGGAGCATCAATCGTCCTTGTTCGATCACGTCGAAGTAGCGGCTACTGATAGTGAGTTGGTCTGTGTACAGGTCGCCGTTGATGTCCACGGTGTTCGCGTTGACCCAGATGCCCTCGGCGTTCGTTACGCTACCCGTGTCCAATACTGGACTGGTTCCGAAGAA